CAGATGGTGGTAGTACAGAGAAAAAATCCTATGTAGATGATAGAATATGGAAACCAACAGTAGATCAAGCTGGTAATGGTTATTCTGTTATTCGTTTTTTACCAGCCCGTGAAGGTGCAGAACTTCCATGGACCAGATTTTGGGATCATGGTTTCAAAGGCCCAACTGGTTTATGGTATATTGAAAATTCTTTAACATCTATTGGTCAAACAGATCCAGTCGGTGAATTAAATTCACGGTTATGGAACTCTGGTAATGATGCGGATAAAGAAAAAGCTCGTACTCAAAAAAGACGATTACATTATGTTTCTAACATCTATGTAAAGTCTGATCCAGGTAATCCGGCAAACGAAGGTAAAATCTTTATTTACAAATTTGGTAAAAAAATCTTTGATAAAATCATGGACGTAATGCAACCACAATTTGCAGATGAAGATCCAATTAATCCATTTGATTTCTGGGAAGGTGCAGATTTTAAATTAAAAATTAGAAATGTAGAAGGTTATCGTAATTATGATAAATCAGAATTTTCAAATCAATCTGTCTTATCTGAAGATGATACCAAACTAGAACAAATTTATGATAAGATGTTTGATTTACAAGAATTTATTGCCCCTGTAAATTATAAAACTTATGATGAATTAAAATCCAAACTTCAAAGAGTTTTGGGTGAAGATACTGTGTCAATGGGTGCACCAACTATGAAAGAAGAGGTTCAAATGAATGAACCTGTTGCAGCTGCCCCAATACAAAATGTAACAGAAATATCTGAAGCACCTGTTTCAAATGAAACAGAAACCGAAGATGATACAATGTCTTATTTTGCTAAGTTGGCACAACAAAACTAGGGTTGTTACTTAATAAACACGCGAGGGGCCATGGTTAGCCCCTCATACACCTCTCAATCTTTTTCTAAGATTTTCCATTTCTTCATCATAATCATCAAAATTAACATCTTTATGTCTTAACATTTGGTCAATGGCAGACCAGTCTGTTGGTTCAATTTCATATGTATTTTCTTCTATGAAAAGATAAACTAAATTTGCTAGTAACCATATACAACCAACTGTGCCAATAATCCATAAAAGAATTATGTAAGTTAACATTATTGTGGTCCGATATTATATCCGTCTGATACGTTTTCTGTTCCAGGAACATTATTAGGTATCGATGTTGAACTATTATTAGAACTATTACTTGAATTATCTTGGTTGATAATAGTAACGCCAGTAGTTAATTGTCTTTGTATATCTGTTAACAATTCTATTTGTTTCATATCATGTACCATTAATGGAGCTCCAGTTACTTGTGCTCCCCCAGCTGGACTAGGTGGTTCAACCATTAAAGCATATCTTAATGTTTGTATATTCTCTGCAGCTTTTTCAAAATCTACTAATGGACTGGCTAAACCTTGTGTTTTATTACCTAATTTTCCAAATTTATTACCAGTGATTGATTTTTCAATTAACGGTACAGATTCTGCCAAATCATTGGCAAAACCTTTTAAATTTAAACTTGAGCTATCTATTGTTAATGCACTTAATTTTTCAATAGAAACTGTTAATCTTTCTATGGCAGAAGCACCTCTTTCTAGTCCTTCTGCTTCTTGAGCAACCATTTTAATATTAGCAAATGGACTTTCACCACCAGTAAAAAAGTTTACTATTCTTTCACCAGCACCTTTTAAGGCATTAATAAAACTACCCTCAGATAAATTAGTTAAACCTGTGGATATATTTTTCATCGCATCTTTAAAAGAAGTAGTTTTACTTTCTATATCTGGATTTTCTGTCACGATAGATAATATATTACCAACTCGTCTTTTTGTATCTAATGTCCAGTCTTGTCGACCTTCACCTGGCGCAATCCAATCATTCAAGGCATTAGATATACCTGCAACAGTGGCACCAGCAGAAAATATGGCCAAACCACCAGCTATTCCTAACATTACTCCATCAAACTTTAAAGTATCTGCGCCTACACCTGGTAATTGTGCTATACTTAATATATTTTTAACATTATTTACAACAGTTGTTGACCAATCATCATTATCGGCAAAATAATCTCCCAACATATCAGCGCCACTCGCAACAACGGCACCTGCACCAAAAGCAGCTAAACCATAACCCAATCCAGCTAAGGCTAAAACTACCGTACCACCCTCTTTTAATGTTTCAATTTTACCACCACGATCTTTGGATATATCTAATAAATTATTAACATTATCTCTAATTTTTTTACCGAAATCATCACCAGAAAATGCGAGTGCTCCACCAGCTGCAGCTCCGCCTACACCAAAGACTGCTAGACCTACACCTAAACCAATTAAAGCAGCACTTACACCAACGCCATCATACATTACACCTAATCCACCGAGTGTGTAATTATCAGCTATACTCAATAATGCATTAACATTATCTCTAACTTTTTCTGCCCAATCACCTTGACCAAAATATTCTACACCCGCATTAACTCCTGCAGCTGCTCCTGAACCAACCGCAAAAACTATTAAAGCTGCACCAAGAGCCTTAAGTGCAACTATTACTGCACCGTCACTAAATAACTGTTTTACGGTATCTTCTTTATATCTTTCACCTATTGAAAGTAATGTTGTAACATTATCTTTTATTTTACTTGCGTCTATTAACCCTAAAGCAGTAAGACCAATTATACCAGCTAATGCACCACCAGCCATACCACCCATTTTAAGTAAACCACCGAAACTACCAGCTATGGCACCAAGTATACCTCCTAATCCACCACCCAGTCCACCTCCAGTGGCTGAACTAGCTTGAGTTTTACCTTTAGTAGTAGTTGCTCTCTGATTTTTCTTTTCTCTTTTGGATTCTAAATCATCAGATGCTTGTAACAAAAATGCAGTTTCAAATCTACTAAACATACCAGATAATTCTTCAATACGCTTAGATGTGGTATCGTGACCTTCTATAATTGATCTTCTGTTGTTTTTTAGTTCTTCAACTACTGTTTTTAAATCCGACATTATCTGTTTGCCTTCATCTTTGCTCTTTCAGCTTCTAATTTTTGTTTTTCTAATTTAACATAATTTTGTAATAAACCTAAATATATTTCTCTCTCCCATGGTATCATCATCTCTATCTCATTTAACGAATATTTACAATGTTGCATTAAACTAAAATTTGTTTCATAAAAATTTTCAAGTGTCTCATGAGATAGAGTTAGGATAAAAAATTGGCCAATCCTTCCATATCACCTTTTATATTTGTTTTACAACTTTCACATTCCAATTCATAACTATGTTTTAATTTTGGTATACCGTCTATAAAATCTTTAACTTTACTAAATTGTTTTGAATCCATTGATTCAATAAATTCTGTTAATTCTTCTTGGTTCACTTCTTTTAAATTAATTCTTTCATCATTTGTTATCACAGTCTTAAATACAAAATTCATCATTTTAAACAATGTTTCTGATGCTGTTGTTTTTTGATCAATATTGGAATTTAATATATCACTAAATTTTGGATAATCTAATTCGACTTCTATATTATCTGTTAGTTTTACTAATTTATCACCTTTTGGTGCTTTTATTTGTATATCTTCAATATTAATTTCTATTGTATTTGTATGATCACAATGACCACATTTTACGCCAATTTTGGTTGTTTCACCCACACTTTTTGCTCTTAATTGTAAAAACATATATTCTATATCAAATGTGGATAGTTTACTTTCATTTACTTCATTATCACAACAAGCTTTTAAAGTATCAAGTAAAGATAATAATACTGTTCTATTATCACCACTTTCTGCTGCAATTAACATGGACTTTTCTTCTTTTATAAGAAAAGGTCTAAATCTAATAGTTTCTCCTGTCGATGGTATTTTCATCTCATACTTTGGTGTACTATTCAATTTGGGTAGTGCCATAATTTCTCCTATAATTTAAAACTAATTTGAGAACTACTGATTCTCTTAAAATTAGTATATGATAATGCGACGGTCATCTCAACCAATCCGTCTTGTTCGTTATTAAAATCTATCTGATTCATTGTAGTTGGAAATGCATCAATAAGTTCTACAGAATAAGTGCTTGTACTTACATTTACACCACTTCTGGCTGATAATGAATTTAAAAAACTTGTAATGTCGACACCAATAGGTATACGACCAACATTAATATCAAAAGCTGTAGTCGGTATAGAATTTCTAAGTTGATGGATTATCACTCTTTTTTGATAAGTTGATTTATATGCAGCAACTTGTGCATCTTCACCTATTATTATATCTTTCCATCTATCAAAATACTTTTTGGCATAATAATCATTTGTTAATAAAAAATTCATTTGAACATCATCTACAGCATATCCATATGCAATCTTTTCAAACTCCATACCAATTCTTCTGTCAACTGTCAGTATTTGTTTACTTGGTATTGTGGCTGATCTACATAATAAATTCATCGGTTCATTGGCTCGACCAAAACCTGGCAGAGGTGGTAATTCTACTAGAAAATTATTTGGTCTGGCTAATCCACCACGGGAAGAAACAATACTTTTTATTCTGTCTACTGATGCTGTCATAACATTTCCTGTGTATCTTTATAAACTTTACGTGGATCAGCGCCTTTAAAATCTGCCATGGGTAAGAATGCAGCAATTTCCCATTCTGGTTTATCAACTAATGCGAATCTACTTTTAACATGAGCGGTAAGATAATGTTTTTGTGCTGGCGCTAAATACTTTTGTGGTATACCACCACCGTTTCCTAATACAGCGTCCAAAAGTCTGGCTCTGGGTACAGGGTGTAAATAATGTAAATTAACTCCCATAAAACCACCTTTGGCAGGTCCAGTAATAATAGATAATGGAAATCCATCATAATATGGTAAAGTCTTTTTATGTTTTGCATCATAGAAAAACATATACAAATTTCCCACAGGACCTTTAAATGAAGTATCTACCCTTGTTGTTTGACTAAGAGCATCATCTTGCATAATATCTGTTCTATTTTTTATTTGTCTACCACGAAATAGTTGTCGCGCTTTCTTTTTAAACCATTCAATAGATTGTTTGGTCCGTGGAGTAATACCTGCACGAAATGCTTCTATCTCTAATTCTCTAAATAAACTTTCTCCAGCCATACTGTTATTTATAACTATTTTTTACGTTTTCTACTATACGGCCTTAATCGTTTCAATGGTTTAATTCTGCCAGGTACAGGTTTAGTTAACAAACCCATTTCTTGTAAAGTTTTTTCTGTCCATATTTGAAACTCCCACCCACGATCTTTACAATAATGTGTGGCTGCTTCCCATTTATTCATATTCTTTATATATGTAAATCCTTCTGCAATATACTTTTTAGTGCGTTTTGGACCAGTAGGTGGCGCAGTTTGTATTTCTGGTTTAATTTCAACTAAGATTGTTTTATCTTCAAATACTATTTTAATGTCAGGAAAATATTTGTGATACCTTTTATCGCCTTCATAAAAATATGGTACAATTACTTCTTCAGATGACCAGAATTTTACTTTGGGATTTTCATCGCACCATTTAAATACATTTCTTTCCCACAGTGATCTATAGATAACATTATCAAAGTCACCTTTATACTTATTTACATTCTTAATTTTAAACTTACCAGAATACGCCATAATACTATATAAATACTTTAAAATTATTTATAAGGATAAATCTAATGCCTAAAAATTCTAAACTAGGTCCCATAAAATTTCCGATTGATACACATCGACAACTTGGTTCTAAAATATCTTTTCAGGCTATAGAAGTTAAACCGCCTGAAGTTGATATTAAATTAGAAAAGTCTGAAACACATAAAGATATAGGTGTGGGAGCCTCTGCTGATGTTCCACGACCTGAAGGGGATTTAGGAGATAGAGTTATAGAAACTGCATCACAAGTAATAAACAAAACCTCTCAATTTTTTAAAGGCACTGGTGAAGCTTCAGCAAAAGCTGGTCAGAAAATAAATTTATTACGAGGTGAAAAAATAGATTTATATTTACCAGTGGCATATCAAGTAAACGACGCACTTCAGTACGATCATGCACAACTTGGTACGATTGGAGCTGGTGTGGCTGGTGCCTTACAAGCTGGTGGTGGTGTTCTTGCAGGAACTATGGAATCTATTAATGAGGGTTTTAGTTCCATAGGTGATTTCTTTAAAAGTGGTTCTTTTTCTGGTGTGGCTAGTAGAGTAGGCGCTGCCATGATTGGTGAAAAAATGGGTGGAAAGATTGGTGCAGCTTTAGGTATTTCTGCCAGAATTGCAATTAATCCAAATCTAAGAACTAAATTTAATGGTGTATCAATTAGAGAATTTACATTTCAATTTAAATTAATACCAAAAAGTCCAAGAGAATCAGTAGCTGTAAAAGATTTAGTAAAGTTTTTTAGATTTCACGCGTATCCAGAAGAAATACCAAGTGGTAGAGCTTTTTCTATAGCATTAGATTATCCAAATTTATTTAAAATTAGATTACTTTCAAATGTGGGTGGTAGATTTAAAAATGTAGGCACACCGATTAAATATTGTTATCTTAGAACAATATCTACTGTTTATAATCCAACTACACCAGTTTTACACCCAGATGGTTCTCCAACAGAAGTTGATTTAAATTTATCATTTACAGAATATAAACCGTTAAGCAGATATGATATAATGATAGAAGATAATAATTCATTATATGATGTTGAAAAACCATTAACTAAAGCTGATTTTGATGAGATTAGTAAACAAAATTTTGAGGATACTAATGTACCAATAAATAATATTGGGCCGCAAAATGTAGGAGGTTTTTAATGGCTAGTACAAATTACTTTAAAAATTTTCCTGTTATTAATTACTTTTTCGGCACTGAAGGAGAAGCCAATTTAATTCAGAATTTTGCAGTTTATGCTGATGTTATAGATCAGATAAGAAATACTACTACAGCTTACACAAAGTATAATATTTTACCAGATGAAAGACCAGACCAAGTATCTTATAAATTATATGGTACTACGGACTATTACTGGACATTTTTCTTAATGAATGATCATTTAAGAGAACAAGGATGGCCTTTATCAAATTTTAAATTATTTGAATTTGCAACAAAAAGATATAATGAAAGAGTATTAGAAACTAAAACTGTTCTTACAGATAAATTTGCAATAGGTAATGATGTAGAAGGATTAAGTTCTTTCGCCACTGGTACTATAGTTCATAGAAATTTAGATTTAGGTCAAGTGTGGGTTACAAGTGGAAATGAAAGATCATTTGTGGCTGGTGAACCAGTTAGAACTACAACAACTGAAGTTGACGAAATTATTACTTTAATTGGTACTTCAAAAAGAATAAATGCAGGTCATCATTATGAAAATTCTACAGGTGATCATGTGGATATAGATCCAAATGTAGATAGACCATCAATCTATACTGAAAAAACTTGGTATGATGAACTTACAAAACAAAATGATAATTTAAAATCAATGATTGTCATTAAAGATGAATTAATAGCCGACATTTCAAAAAGTTTTAAAGAAGCTGTTAGACTGTAAATATGGAAAATACAAGATCGCAACAAGTCGAATATGTAGTTAGTTCTATAATATTGGAACCAGGTGAAGATAGATATGAACCACTTGACTTAACTCAAACATTTATTTCCGCAGACATATATGAAAGTTTAGATAAACCATATATTACTGCAGATCTTATACTGTTAGATAACCGAGATTGGTATGAAAAATACGATATACTCGGTGGTGAAAAAATAACAATGATTATTGCCAGTAGAAAAAATACTGGCGGTTTTACACCTACACCAATTAAAAAAACATTTTTCATAAAATCAGTACTTAATAATGAAAGAGTAGATGAAAATACACAGGTTGTTGTATTTTCTTTATATGAAGATATTTTATATGCCGCAAACTTACAAAATTTAAATAGATTTTATGAAGGCAAGGGTAGTGATATAATAAGAAAAATTGGTGTAGAATTTTTAAAAAGACATGATGGTTTAGGTACTAATGTATCATTTGATCCTGATGAAGGTGCAAATGACCAACAAATTTATAATTTGATAGTACCCAATTTAGATCCATTACAAGCATGTAAATGGATATGTGATAAGATGTCAACTGATAAAGGTTTTCCATTTTTTCTTTATTCTAGTCTTTATACTGATAGACTTATATTAAGAAATTTAGAACAACTTTTAAAATCACCACCTATTAACCCAAACCCAGGGCAAGAATATCATTATGGTCAAGGTAAAAATATGTCTAATGATACAAATTTGGCCAGAAAAGTAATTATATCGGCTAAATTAGGTAAATCAGAAGATTTATTTAAAATAATTGAAAAAGGTTATATAGGTTCTGACATATGTTATTTAAATACAGCTTTACCAGATGCATCAACGGAAATAAGATTTGATTATGATGTTGTAAAAGATACACTTAAACCTGCACTTGATGCATCTATTTTTCCTAGACATCAAAATAATCCTGGTTATACACCGGCATTTAAACTTGATGGTAAACCGTTTAATGAATATCAAAGTAGAAATATTACTTTACTTGGTGGTTCGAATCCTTTTAGATTAGACGATTTACCATCTGATGGATCCGTACCACAATATCCACTTGCATTAGGTGAAGCGTATGATGAAGCCCAGTATAAATTATTTGTAAGTAGTCAGGCAATTAAAAGTCTTTTAACTAAGGCGCCATTAACCATGATTGTAAATGGTGTTGATTTCATAGATGGTGATAATCATTCAACAATAGGTAACCAAATTAGATGTAGTTTTTTCAAAACTAATAGAGATAAAGAAA